GTTCGGAAGCACCTTCGCGAGGTCCGCGGCGAGCCGCTTCGCGCGGGCAAGCGGAGTCTCGGCGGATTCCTTCGCGTCCTTCGCGATTTCCTCCAGACCACGGCCATCCTCGACCACCTCGTCAAGGCCACCGGCGGAGTTGATCGCCGATCGCATCTGGTCGGTCCAGAACCGCTTCGGAAGCGTACCCTCCCAGTCATCGGCGTAGGGGCCGAGGAACATGGCGAGCGCACACTCGCCGTTGAACCGCTTCGGATCCGCTCCCGATTCCCGAATCGACGCGGCGACCTCGCGCTGCCACGGCTTCCGCTCGTCCTCGTCCACCTCCCGGAGGTCGCTCCAGAGTTTCGCGACGCGCTGCTGCGCGTCCTTCTCCACCTTGACGTACATGGTCACGATAGTCTTCACGTTTCGCATGGTGCGAATCCTTTCCCGCCTAGACTAGGCGGATGACTGGCACCGCCTAGACTAGGCGGTGCCGTTGCGAATGTCCGGGGAACGTTCCCCGCGACTCCGGAATCCTAGCATACTGACAGAACCAGTCAAGGCAACGGCGCGCAGGGTAGGCCCGCAGGAGAGACCCCCCCCATAGAGAGAGGTACCTGTTCCTTCTTTAGCCGCGACCCGTAGGGGGGGGTCTCGATACAATGTAGCCCTCCAATCCGTGTGAAATTTCTAACTTGTAACGCTTGCGTGCCGGACAAACCGAGGTAAGATGCCCGCGATCTCTTTCCTCCTCGCCGCTGATTGGGGGGAACCTCGGTCAGCGGTTTGCAGACAACTTATTATTGGCCCAATCTGGCGTCTCAAAGCACTGAGAGGCGTCAGCAGGTTTCGGGGACACGCCTAGCCGGTACCCAATCCGGTCTCCAGTCCTGATCCAAAGGCGTTCCAAGGGTGCCCGTTGGGAGATGACTGATACCGGTCAGTCATAGGGAAGGCCGAAAGGCTGAAAATCTCGCAACCCACCTGCCGCATTTCAAAGCCCCACCACTAGGGCTGTCCCGTGAGGGATTGTGGGGTCTCCCGACAGCGGCAGAGTTCAGCGAGTATTGGGCAGTGCTTTTCCCTTTAGGCTTGGTGGCTTGTGCTAAGCCCCCTAAGTCGGGAGAAAGGCCCCCGGTCTGTCCGCATTTTCCTGTACGGGTTCTGACGGTCTGGCTAGACTGCCAGAAAGGGGTATCGCATGATGATCTTTGTTGACGGGCTGGAAGAGGCGATCGTGGGCTGGGCCAACATCGGGAAGTTCCAGATCGCCGTGTACTCGGTGGACCGCCTGAGCAACATCATTTACGAGGACATGGAGAACGAGGTCTCGACCAAGGACGTTGACGAGATCATTGAGCATCTTGAGTTGCAGGTCAGCGAGCAGGCGGTGGACCTGCGTATGCCACCCCCGATCTTTGTGAGGACGGGGGACTGGGAAGACATTCAGAGGGAAATACTCCGGGGGCAGTAATGGCGGTACCAACGGGACGGGCATGGATCGGTGCTTCTTGGGTGCCGGTAGTTCAGGAGGTTGAACTGTCCCACTTCGGGGAGTACCGCAGTTTTCCTAAGCCCCAGATTGCGATTGGGCCAGTGAGAGGCGAGATCGCCGCACTGACCGCCATTCATGAGACTTTTGAAGCAATCTCTGATATTTACGATTTGAACCTCAAGGAGACCCAGATCCGCTGCATCGAACATGCGGTGGCCGGGCTGATTGTCAGGAGTCCCGAGTTGGTGGACTGGGCAATCTCAGAACTGCGTAAAGCAGAGAATCCTTGCCCAATGTCAACACCGTTCGTAGACTAAGCGGATGGACCCACTGTTCCGCGAGGCAAAGAAGCGTTGGCTTGAGAACCAGTCCAGTGAACTGAAGGACGCTTACTATCAGCGTGCGAAGGAACTGGACGATGGAAAGACCCACTACCTTGAGCGGGAAGAGATTCTCAACGAAGAGTTTGAAATCAACCGTGAGCAGTTGACTTCAGAACTGGATGAGGTTAGATTGGAGTGGAAGGCAAAGAAGGCCAAGAAGGCGGAAGACAAGAAGACTAGGGACAGCCTCCCCCCACCCAACCCCTCGCCGGAGCAGGACGCTGCTCCGCGAGGGGCCTTCGTTGCATCGAACGATGTCGTGAACGTGAAGTGGGTTGCCGAGAACCTGCCGAATGATAATGCCTCGCGTGATGATGCCCCGAGCGTGGCGGCTTGGGGAATGCTCTGCTGGGCACGGCGGAACCCGGACCAGTTCTACACCCAGATCTTCAAGCAGATTGTCATCCCGACCAAGCGTGAGATTGAGGAGGCTGCGGATGCGGCCAACGACGAGGAGCGTTTGATCGAGGCACTGGACCGTGTACGGAAGATTGCCGGAGAACTGATTGACGCTTGAGCCGCACAAGATCGTCCCGCGTGACCTCATCCGGAACATTGACTTCCGGAAGCGGATGATCCGTGCCGCCAGTGGCGATCGGGAGTTGCAGGCTGACCTGATGGCATTGTGCCGCAAGGACATCCTGTTCTGGTGGAACACGTTCCTGTTCACCTACGACCCGCGACTGTCTGCCAGTGTGGTCCCGATGGTGACGTACGAGTTTCAGGACGATGCCATCTCTGACATCAACAACAGCATCGGTGTCAGTGACATTTGCATCAGCAAGAGCCGTGACATGGGTGCGTCATGGATGCTGGTAGGCGTGTTCCTGTACCGCTGGATGTTCAGGGACGGGGAATCGTTCCTGCTGGTCAGCCGAAACGAAGATTATGTTGACAAGGCTGGCAACCCTAAGTCATTGTTCTGGAAGATTGACTTCATCATGAAGCATCTTCCGGGGTGGATGCTCCCCTCGTTCTCGCGGACCAAGTTGAGGCTGAGCAACAATGGCAACGGATCGACCATCGACGGTGAATCAACGACGGGCGATGTGGCTCGCGGTGATAGAAGAACTGCGATCGGGCTTGATGAGTTTGCTGCGTTCGACACGGATGCTGGATATCGTGCGCTCGCGGCCACCCGTGACGCGACGAACTCCCGAATCTTCAACTCGACGCCGAATGGGACCAACAATGCGTTCCACGCGGTCGCACAGAATGAAGAGATAAAGCAGATCCGCCTGCACTGGACGCTGCACCCGAAGAAGGCTGATGGCCTGTACTACGAAGGCGACCGTCCGCGATCGCCGTGGTACGACAAGGAAGTCAAGCGTTGTGCCAGCCCGGTTGAGATTGCTCAGGAACTGGACATCTCATTCGGTGCTTCGCAGCATGTCTTCTTCGACCTTGGCTTGCTGGGGCAGTACCAGTCCAAGTTCGTGCGGGCACCCTACGTCCGTGGCGAGATTGTCTTTGATGACAAGGTCAGAGACATCTACTTCGAGCCATCACCGAAGGGCAGGCTGAAGTTGTGGGCACACCCTGATCCGACCGGCGAACTGCCAGCGGACAGGTCATACGCCATCGGCATTGACATTGCCACCGGAACAGGATCAAGCAATTCTTGCCTGTCGATTGGGGACCGGAAGACTCGCGAGAAAATCGGCGAGTTCGCAGTACCCAACTTGAGGCCGGATCAGTTGGCCCGGTATGCCGTTGCTCTGGCTCGTTGGCTGCGTGACCAGCATGGCCTCCCAGCCTTGTTGTGCTGGGAGGCCGCTGGTCCCGGTCGCATCTTCGGTGATGTCGTGGTCGAACTTGGCCATCGCGAGATCTGGTTCCGTCGCAAAGAAGGTGCGGCGATCAAGAAGCAGAGCGAGATGATGGGCTGGGTACCGACCAGAGAAACAAAGTTGACTCTGTTTGGCAACTATCGAAGACAGTTGTTTTCAGAGTCCTTCATCAATCGGTCGAAAGAAGCATTGGCTGAATGTGCTGAAATCGTGTATATGCACGGTGGAGGCATTGAGCATTCTAGGTCCGTGAGCGTTCGCGATTCCTCCGGTGCCAGAATGAACCATGGTGATAGAGCAACGGCGGATGCTCTACTGTGTCTTGCCATGGGATATGAAGGCAATAGGGTTGCCAAGAAACCAGCAATCATTCCGGGTTCCCTGATGTACCGACGCCGTAGGCAGCAGGAGAACAAGAAGCGAGCCTCATCATGGTGAACGAATCAAACGAATACAGCAGGCTGTCGAAGGCTTTTGAGTGGTCTCGGCTGCGAATGCTTCCGTTCCGCGAGGAGCGGGTTCGCAATCTCAAGACGTTTCTGGGGCGTCACTACAACGGCGAAGTCACCAGTGACCGTGTTCCGGTCAACATGCTTGAGATGGCGGTGCAGATCTACCGCCGAAACCTTGTGACATCCAACCCGTCTGTCCGGATCAGGACAGAGAAGCGGTCTCTCCGTCCAATCGCCCGCAAGTTCCAACTGGCGGTGACCAAGGTTCTGGAAGAGATGGACTTCCGTTCGAGCATGAACACAGTGGTGTTCGATGCCCTGTTCGGTCTTGGTGTGGCAAAGATCGGAATCACCGACAAGGCACTTGGTGAGATGCCGGGGTACCTGCACGACGCGGGCTTCCCGTTCATGGATGCGGTCGATCTCGATGACCTCGTTCTGGACATGAACGCCAAGCACTGGGAAGCCATGCAGTTCGTGGGCAATCGCTATGAGTTGCCGTACGAAGAAGCCATGGACTCCAAGGTGTTTGACTTCAAGAACAAGCCAACGCCCAAGCAGCAGCAGCCGTACAACGAATACGGCGAAATGAAGGTGAGTTCGCTGGATTCTCGTCAGTCGTACGGGTCGGCGACGTATACCACTGCCAAGGATGTCCTCGAATTGTGGGACATCTATCTCCCGTACGAAGGTGAGATCTACACGTTTGCGTGCGACAGCCGTGGCGTGCCGATCATGGACCGTCCCATTCGGGAGGTCGAGTGGAAGGGGCCTGAGATTGGCCCGTACATTCCACTGAGCCTTGGTGAAGTCAGTGGCAATCTCATGCCGCTGCCCCCCGTGGCTAACCTTGTTGACATGAACGATGCGTTGAACCGCACGTTCCGAAAGTTGGTGCGACAGTCTGACCGCCAGAAGACGATCACTCTGGTCGCTGCCGGATCAGACGATGATGGCCAGCGGATTCTTGACGCCGATGACGGTGACATGATCCGGGTTGACCGGCCCGAAGCCACC